GAGATGCACCTCCGTAGTTGTTTAGAATATATTCTTCTCTAACTTTTTCATACAATGATGTGAACATTGCACGGTCAGAGTTTGTTGTTAAACTTGTTGCGCTTGAACCTAAGCGACGCATAGTGTCTGCCAACACTGGATGTGGCTTGTCGTAATCGTAGGTTCCGCTGTAAATCTTTTGTCCAATTGCTTGAAGAACAGTCCATGCTTCTTCTGGCTCTGGCGGAAGTTCGTCGCCACGAATTTTGGCTAACGTGTTTATCCGTAGTTCAGCCGGTCTTGGAGCCCATCGTTTCCCAGATAGGGCGAGGCTTTTAATGGTTGTTTTTACTTCGTCGTAGGGAAGGTCCTGAAGGTACTCCCAGTAACCCATTGTGCGAATGTTTATTGATGATTGGTCTAAAGGCATGTTCCAGCTAACACTAAGTAATTGGGTAGCCCTCATGCACTCTTCTTTGTCCATGACTAAATGATACTCCTTTTGAATCTAAAAGTCAAGTGTGTAACTTTGGTGACCCCCCTTTCGGGGGGCCAACCATTGTTATCCTTTCGCCTAGTGATGATTAAAAATCTTCAAAAGGGTCAGAAGAAGGTGCAGCCGATGCCTTTGCAGGCGTTTTGCTGTACGATCCATCACCTGACTTTTGACGTCTGGTAATATCTTCAAGACCATAGACATTTACTGCGATTGAGTCTGCAACGACTTCAACCGTTGAACGTTTTTGACCTGTCTCTTTATCTTCCCATGAGCGTTGCTCAAGACGACCTTTAACGATAACTGGTAGTCCTTTTTCAAGAATTCCAGCAGCGTCTTCTGCGGTCTTTCTCCAAGCTACGACATTGAAAAATGACGTGTCTCCTGTCCATTCACCGTTGACTTGATAACGTCGCTCTGATGCCACTGAAAAGGCCAATCGTGCGTTTCCGTTATTTGAGTATTTCAACTCTGGATCAGCGGTGATATTTCCTGTAATTGCTGTGTCTGCGTTTCCCATATTAGTCTCCTATCCATAAGTATCTTTGCAGATATTTATACACTAGCAAATGCTGAGAGTCTTGTCAAGGGTTGGGGCTTGATTTTTTTCTAGAATCCTATTAAACTAATTATATGGGTAAAGATTTAGCAGTAGAACAAATGACTTTGTATGATGGCATTGTTTCGGTACTTCTTGATGTTGCTGAAATAGAGACAGATGACGTGCAGGGTCAAGATGATATGAACGAGTTGGCTTCTGTTCTTTTTGAGGTACTTGAGATAGAAGCCGTTGAAGAAAAAGTTGGAACATTTTCGGGTAAGCGAAAAATTCTATTCACCGCTACCATTTGACATAAAATGTTTTCTACATACAACTTGGTAGTCAATGACAGAGTTGTTGTCAACAATCGTGTCCACACCGTCGTAGGCTCTACGTCCACTGACAAATAACGCATTGTGAGTTGCAGGTGAGCCACACCAGCATCGCTTGTTATTTTTTATCTGTTTTATTTCGTCAGCGATTTCTAGGGACCTGCGAGATGCGGGAAAGATGTGCCCTTTATATGAGGTGAGAAGTCCGAATATATAAACATTAATGTCTCGTGTGTCCGCTAACCAAGCCAAGGAATCAACTTGATCTTCTGAGAAGAATTGTATTTCGTCTACAAGTATAGATGAAACGCTTAGGGTTTTTTCTTTTTCGTAGGCGTCAACGAGATCACATATTACGTCACCGTCTTTTACTGTGGTGGCTATTTGGGATGCTCCTGTTCGGGAGCTACATATGTTGTTTCCGCATCGGTCATTTTTATTTAAAAGCATGACTTGGCCGGGAAACGCTTCATTTAAGTTGAAATGTGTTTGGAGAAGTAGCGTGGTTTTACCAGACGCCATAGTTCCGTGTCTGAAAATAATGTTTCCCATGAGGATATTCTACTCGTGTTGAGCAGAATTCCAGAGAGATGATCGGTCAGGTCTATGTGTGGGAGCTACCGTTGCGGGGGTGGGCGTGAAGCCACTTATTGCTGGTGCAGAAAATACCTTTTTAACGGGCATTAGTTCTTCGGTTTCTGGGTGAGCTATTTCAGTAAGGGTGCTTTCGGACATAGACTGATAAACTTCAATAGTCTCTTCTGTGTCAATAAACTGGTATGTGTAACGTGGCATGCTACTATTTTACATCATCCGTGAACAAAAATCAAGTTTTAGATTCGCTACTCAGCAGGAGCTTCTTCTTTGGGCTCTTCTTTTTTCTTTGCTGGTGCTTTTTTCTTTGCTGGTGCTTTTGGTTTCTTTTCAACCATTTCAGCTAAACTGTCTTCTATGCTTTTATCTTCTTTTGCAGGTTCCTCTTTTGGCTCTTCTTTTGGTTCTTCCTTTTCAGCCTTTTTCTTTGGCTTTGGAGCCGCTTCAACAATCTCTATTTCATCTGGTGTTGGAACAGAATTTCTTGTTTTAATCTTTAAGATAATTTTAAGTTCTTCTGCTTCTTCGGGAAGTAAAGAAGGAAAGTGAGGTTCTGGTGTGGCTGTGTGAGAAACAATTCCTGAAATGTTTCCCCAGTCAGAATAACGAATCACCCTATTGAAAATTGCTACACCTTGAGAAGAAAATTCGCCAAACTCTAGTGGAACCTCAAAAAGTTTAGAAAGGTTTTTCAGCAACTTTGCAGTGGCTTTGAGTTGGTCTTCATCAAGGGGGTGGCTTTCTAAGCCGACAACTAAAATCCAGTAAGACGTTCCTACGTCTGCAGGTGATTTAGGAAAATGATCTGGAACAACTAATGCTTTTTTATCAGTTGGTATGTGTTGGTAAAGCGTATCAGTGAGAGCATCATAGGTTGCGTGAGGGCAAAGCCTACGAGTCTCATAGTCGTTAAATGTTCCTTGAACTGTTTTTGCTCCAGTAACACCTACAACTATTTTTGGGCTACCTTCGGATTTGCGTGGCACAATGTGTGCGTCGGTTATCCAAGTAGGCCGTACCTGCACTGTCCCTTTAATATCAATTATATTTCCCATGTTGTTATTGTACCTTACTTTGCAACCTAATGCCAGTAGGTACAATATTGGTAGGTGCTACTTGTGTATTGGGGCAAAATTGTCTAGATTTTTTAAAAGAGCCGCTAAAGGCTGTATAGTTTGGGTATTTTTACTTGCCCTGCTTGCCCCTGCTACTGCTTACGCCGCAACATACCAAGTAGATGATCTTTCGGATTGGTACTTTTACTTAGATTCAACTCAAGAGGTAACTATTTACGGGAACTCTGACCAGTCTTGTAGTTCAATTGATTGGGAAACAACGGGAACAGACCCGTACTTGTTTTTGTATGAGTATAATCCAAATGGGCAAGATACGTATTTAACTGAAGATGATGACGCTGGGCATGATGAACAAACTCAGTGTGTTAGCTCAAAAATAGTTACAACTCTTGATGAAGGCGTGTATAGAATACGTGCAGGTTATTGGGACGAAAATTCTGGTAGTACTGTTAATGGGGGCACTGGTAATCCGGAGTACACTCAAGACTGGGGTGATCTGGATTACACAATTGTAACTGATTTAAACATTTCTGAAACTGTTCAAGTCGGCCCTCCGATGAACCTGACTATAACTGATAGTGGCAATTCAATTACTTTAGATTGGGATGCTCCGAATACAGGAATCATACCTGTAGAGCGTTACGCTATTTCTTGGCGTATTCCTCCTAATGCTGGTTGGGGTATTTCAACTGGTAACGTGGGCGATGCGAATGCTCTGAATACCGAAATAACTATACCATATTCTTCTTTTGAGTCTACAGGTGGGCTTGGTGAAACTTATGTTTTTGATGTAAGGTCTGATAATGATACTCTTGGATTTTATTCCGGCTGGTCTACTCAGGTTAGCTTAGAGATAGGTCCTTCAGACACAGACGGTGATGGGGTTATGGACCCTGACGAAACTGAAGGGTGTGTAAACGATATTGACTGTGATGATGATGGTACTGGTGACTTGGAAGATACTGATGATTTAGACCCGGATGTTCCTGTGCTTACGGTTGATACAGATGGTGATGGTGTTTTTGACGCTGAAGAGGACGAAGGCTGTGGTGACAACGTAGATTGTGACGGGGATGGCACTAACGATCTGCAAGACCCCGATGACGCTGACCCAGACGTACCTACACTTACTGTAGATACCGATGGTGATGGAGTTTTTGACGCAGAAGAAACAGAGGGGTGCGAGGACGACGAAGATTGTGATGACGATGGTACAGGCGATCTTCAGGATACCGATGATTTAGATCCTGATGTACCTAATCTTACGGTAGATACAGATGGAGATGGCGTCTTTGATCAAGAAGAAACAGAAGGCTGTATTGACGACACTGATTGCGATGACGACGGAACTGATGATTTCCACGACATTGACGACCTAGACCCTGATGTCCCAGTTCTAACTGTAGACACTGACGGTGATGGAGTATTTGATGCCGAAGAGGAAAATGGTGAAGATCTGCAAACCGGAGAAATAGTTGAATGCCGATTCTTTGTTGACTGCGATTTTGACGGCACAGGCGATTTTGACGATCCAAACGATCACGACGCTGACATACCAGTATGGACTATAGACAACGATGGTGATGGGGAGTTTGACAAGGGCGAAGAAGAAGGGTGTGAGCTTACGCCAGACTGTGACGGTGACGGTACAGGCGACCTTGAAGACCCTGATGACTACGAACCTGACGTACCAGTGTGGACGATAGATAATGACGGTGACGGTGTTTTTGATAGGGGTGAAGAAGCAGGCTGTGTTTGGGATATAGACTGTGACGACGACGGTACTGGAGACTTTGAAGACCCAGATGATTACGAGCCGGACATTCCTGTGTGGACGATAGACTCAGACGGTGACTTTGTGTTTGACAGAGGAGAAGAGTTTGGTTGTGAAGATCTTGTAGACTGTGACTTTGACGGAACTTTTGACTTTGACGACCCTGATGATTTTGATCCAGATGTTCCTTTTTTAACGATTGACTCTGATGGGGACTTGGTGTTTGACCAAGAAGAGTTTGAGCAATGTATTGAAAATCCTGACTGCGACTTTGACGGCATTGAGGACTTCCAAGACATTGATCCACTTGACCCAGACTCTCCGTTTTTGACCGTTGATAGCGACGAAGATGGGGTCTTTGATGCGGAAGAGGAATTTGGCTGCGAGTTTATAGAGGACTGTGACGATGATGGATTTACTGACGATGTTGATCCTGACCCACTAGACCCAGATGTGCCTGTAGAAAGAGTTTTGATTGACGGAGAAGAGGTTGAGTTCTCGTTTGTTGATGAAGAAACAGGTGAGGAACTTTCAAGTGAAGAATTCTTTGAAGAGTTTGAAGTAGCAGAAGAAGATGAAGAACTGGCGTTGGAACTTAACAGTCTTGGTATTGACATTGAAGACGTTGATCTTTCTGAGGTTGACGACGCAGAAGAAAAAATCATTGAAGCTCTTGATGAATTAGATGAAGAGTTGGCTGAAGACTTCCTTGACGTTGTTGACGGCGAGGTAACTGAAGAAGAAATTCAAGACTTATTTGAAGATGAAGACGCATTTGAAACGCTTATTGAAGAAAACGAAGGAGCTATTGCAATAATTGTTGATGCAGTGAATGAAGCGGATGACTCCGTAAAGGAGGAATTTGAGGAAGAGGTGAACATCTTTGAAGACGAAGCTTATAACGATTATGTTGCTGCGGGTTCAAACATTGACACCGAAGATAGGCGTGTTATTGTTGCGGCGGCTGCTACAGCCACCGTTGCGGCAGCAGCAGCCCGACCTGCTCCGCCGACACCACTGCCGCCTCCTCCACCTGCAACACCGACACCTCCACCATCCGGTCCGTCGCCAGCACCATCTGGCCCAGCGGCATCAGCACCTGCTGCCTCAGGACCATCAGTTGACGTGTCATCAGGAGGGGGAGATGTCGCACCCAAGAAATCAAGAAGATTTGGAAGGAGGAGAAAGTAACCATGAGCTACATTAAACGTTTGCTAAAAGAGTGTTTTACGCTTGGCTTCACCTTGGCAGGAACGGGCCTCGTCCTCATCACTCTCAGTTCGTCCTTGTTAAGACAAGGTATAATAATAAGCATTGCAGGATTGGTATTACACCTTATCGGTACCGCAATTGATCACAGGAGTATGACAAAAGATGAATAATTCACTAGCGTTGTTCGGCAATACCCTTTTACGCATATTTAGCGTTTTCGGAATACAATGTATGGCAATAATTGGCGGAGCCAGTATGATAGGAGATATTCCTGTTCATAAAGCCGCAATCCTTAGTGGGGTTGCAGCCGTGGCACAAGTTCTGCAAAAGATTGCTATTGCTTTCGCTGATGACGGTGTCTTGACCCGTGAAGAGTTGGATGCAGCTTTTTCAGGGTCCACTACCGTAAACAAGAAGTAAATCTTAGATAAAGTTACATTGTATAAAAGGAACAACGATCAGTATATCTACCTTATAGACTAATACTGAGGGGTAACTCCCCTTTGTTTTAAACTTCCCCTATAAGGAGATATGAATATGAATCCTGTTATGAAACAGATGATTGAAAAATCAGTTGCCACATTTGTGCAATCGTTTTTAGCTGTTTTCGTAGTGACTGACTTAAGTTCTGCGAAAGGTGCTCTAGCGGCCGCTGTTGGCGCTGGTCTATCAGTCGTAAAGAGTTGGGCATCAACAAAAGTTGGAGATCCCGGTTCTACCAATATCGGTAGCTGATAACTCTTATACTGGTTGACTTGCACTGCAAAAGATCGGTATACTAAAAAATAATTCGCCGATTATCTCGGGTGAGGTTTAAGCTCCTTTTGTCCTTACCCCGGAGTCGCCGAGGGACTTGCCCCGCTTTCTTCGGAGAGCGGGGTTTTTCTCTACATCGTGTCGTAGATCTTTTGAGCTATTTCCTCACGAATTTCTGGGTTTTCATCAAGGTATGCTTTTGTGTTAACTCTACCCTGACCTATGTTTTCACCATTGTATGCATACCACGCACCTTTTTTATTTAAGATGTTTAGATCGGCACCGATGTCCACAATGTCACCTGTTCTGCTTATTCCCTCACCATAGGTTATTTCAAACTCTGCTTGGCGGAAAGGGGGAGCAACTTTATTTTTGACAACTTTAACTCTAGTTTTATTGCCAGACGCTTCTCCGTCTGCTTTCAATGTTTCAATTCTACGAATATCTAATCTGACAGACGAGTAAAATTTTAACGCACGCCCACCCGTTGTTGTTTCAGGTGAACCAAACATTACTCCGATTTTTTCACGTATTTGGTTTATCATAATCAAGATAGTTTTAGAGTTGTTAAGATTACCTACGATTTTACGCATGGCTTGAGACATTAGCCGAGCATGTAGCCCCACGAAACTGTCGCCCATCTCTCCTTCAATTTCTTTCGCTGGGGTTAGTGCCGCTACAGAATCTACAACAATAACGTCAAGTGCTCCTGACTCAATAAGTTTATTTGTGATTGTCAATGCTTGCTCTCCAGTGTCAGGTTGACTGACTAGTAAGTCGTCAACATCACATCCGATGGCTTTAGCATAAATGGGATCAAGTGCATGCTCTGCGTCAATAAAAGCACAAGACCCTCCGAGCTTTTGCGCTTCTGCAACAACGTGCAGGGCTAAAGTGGTTTTACCTGAAGATTCAGGACCGTATATTTCTATCACTCGGCCTTTGGGGAGTCCACCCACACCAAGGGCAATATCAAGTGCTATTGACCCAGTGGATAGCGTTTCTACCTCCATAGAGGATGCATCGCCCAATCGCATGATTGAACCTGCACCGAATTGTTTCTCTATCTGACCTAATGCTTCTTCTAAAAGTTTTTCTTTACTCATACCTCTATTCTAGGGGTTTTACTGGCTTAGGTCAAGGGGAACCATTGGATTAGAAGCGTGATTTCGTTTAAAATAATAGTATGCAAGAGAAGCGAGGACCACGCCGTTTAATTGTGGGCGGTGTTAAGATAGGTGAATACGGAAACACTAAGTGGCACGTACAACTGGAGTGCGGGCATTCAGTGGACCGAGTCCGAAAACCTAAAGTGGACGAGGAAAAAATTTCTTGCAAAGCCTGTCTTGAAGAGGAGCGCCCAAACCAAGCTGTAGTCGTATCCCAAGACTTGGGTGAATACGATGCTATTTCTGATTTGAAGACTAGGGCTGCTATAGCTTCTCACTTTGGTGTGCAAGTTGAGCAAGTAGATCTTACGTTTGGTACGGCTACTGTGTATTTAGATGCTGTTCAGATCAAGCGTATCGTTGGGTGATTGGGCATAGTTCTCCTCCCTTTCGTGTGGTAGTAGCGTAACCAGCACCAAAGCTTAAGGCAGAGCCTGTGGAAGTTTAAGATCTGTTTACTGCTTGGGTCCCAAACGCACCTATCTTTTTCAGTACGCCGACACTCCCCAGATATGGCTCTGGAAGCCCGTGTGCCGAACTTGCTTGGACTCTTGCTAAGTTCGGACCCTACACCTCAAGTCTTGATGTTCTCCGTGCAGTGACTGGTGCGCTCGCTATAGCCCATGTTTCCAGTTTATCGTGCGATTCAAATCTTTACTCTTTGATGAGGGCGTGTCCTAGTTTTCTTAATCACTACCAGTAACGTAACGTGTCTAACCCACCGACCCTTTAGTAAACCTTTATGTCATCGGGATTTCCCGGTCTTTGTCTTTGGGGGTATGCTCCTTTTCCTTGCATCTAGATTATCAGTTTTATTTATGCATGTCAAGGGGAGTTTTCGGTTGTCTTGTTTACAAATCTCCAATACAATAGTTTTATGTTGAAAGCACCTAGTTGGTTTGAGAGTAGCCCTTGTATTGGGGAGGATCGCCTTTTCTTTTCAAGTGAGTTGAAAGACAGGAATGCGGCTAAGAAAATTTGTTTAAATGAGTGTTCCAATCGTGAAGAGTGTTTGGAAATGGCATTAACCCAGAGAGTTTCTATTGGGGTCTGGGGTGGTAAAACCGGACCAGAGTTAAAGAGATTGCAGGAGGCGGTCTAGTGGAGTTTCAAGATTCTGACACGTTGGCTATTTTAGAGAACAAAGTCGGAACTATACGTTTTATTACCGCTGATGAGCATGCTTTAGGTTCTGAAGATTTTAAAGTTTTGTTGTGGGATAAGAAAAATATGGTTATTGGCCTTGCTGATTCGTATGTCTCGGATTTTATTGATTTGATGGTGGTAGATCAGGTGATAGAAGATTTAGAAAGACTAGATATTGAGTCTGAAGACGTACAACGAACTATAGTTAATTCTATTGCGAAACAGAAACTAGCTCACATGTTAGAAACGATCATGGACATCCTCAAACTAGAAAGCGACCCTTCTGAAAGTTCTATTGATGATGTGATTGAAAACATTTTAAACAATGATTGACTTTTGACCTGATCAATTATAGAATAATAACATATTATTTATTACGGAGAAAAATGAGCAAGTCAAATAAAATTATTAAAAAGTTATTGGCAGAGTGTGACAATCTTGAGAAGGTTTTGTACGATGAATCCAAACCTAGCCGACACAATGGTAAAACTTTTGAAGAGTCTAATATAACTGATGACGAACTGGAAGATTCTTTTCAGTCTCTTGGTGATTTGCATTTACTGAAAACACGCATTGCCTCTTTGTATACAGAACTGCAAACGCATTTAGGAGAGTTCGTTGGCAATACAGCGCAACCAATACTTATTGATGGGGCTTCCATTGAGATAAAGTCAGGGGCGCCTCGTAAGTCATGGGACCATGAGTCATTAACTAAAGATGTAGCTCAGAGAATCTATGAGTCTTCAATAGACATGGACTCTGGTGAAATTACTAAATCCGCAAAAGAAATGATGGAAGAGATTCTTAAGTATGGGGCTGTTTCTTATTGGCGTGTAGGCGCTTTGAAGAAACTTGATATTGATGCTGATGAGTATTGTGAAGTAGGCCCATCCAAAAAGAGCGTTATTATAAGGAGAGATCAATGAGTGAAATTTTAAATTCTTTATCGGAGCCGTTCCCTAAAGAGGTTGAGCGGCAGTTGAGTAAAGGCGGCACAAGCCTTACTTACATTCCAGTTTCGGAAGTGATCACTAGGTTAAATAGGGTTCTCGGTGTTGATATGTGGTCGTATGAGATTGTGCATGTCGGTAGAGATACAATTGATCCAGAGTTTGTGACCGCCCATGTTAGATTGGTAGCGACGTTTGTTCCGACTGACAGTGCTCCTTCACTTACGGTAACCAAAGATGGCGTTGGTGGGCAAAAAATAAAACGCACTCGCAACGGCGACATTGTAGATTTAGGAGATGAACTTAAAGGCGCTGTTTCAGATGCTTTGAAAAAGGCCGCACAACATTTAGGTGTAGGTATTTATCTAGCTAGAAGTGAAGAATCTATTACGCTTGATTTAATGGAAGAGCAGGCATCTCAACCTATTTCAGTTGAGCACTTTGAAAAGTTACGTGATGTTTTGAACAGTCAAAGCCAAGAGGTAATTACTCAGGCTAAGTCTTATTGGAATAATATTTCTGAAGGAAAAGAATGGTCACAGGAGAACGTTACTCGTTCTTTACTTGATCAGATGTTAGCATTTATTAAATCACACACTAGCGAATAGGCGCTAGCATGACTGATCTTAAAGTTTATCCGGAGCCAGAATATATGTCTCCGAGTTCTATTGGGACTTTCAATCAATGCCCCATGCGTTATAAGTTTGCGAAGTTAGATAGGCTTCCTGAGCCGTCTACTGATCCGCAGATTCTTGGGTCGTATGTCCACGAAGTTCTTGAAGAACTGTTTCATCTCCCTAGAGAAGAACGAACAATGCAAGCCGCTGGAGGTATTGCGAAAAAACTCTATGATGACACTTGGCGTGCCGAGTTCAAAAACCTTGATAAAGTTGATTGTGATGAAAACACTTTCAGGTGGAGAACACGTTGGTGTCTTGAAAACTATTTTGAATTAGAGGACCCCACTTCGTTTGATGCTGCAGGAATTGAAGCACGTATGAATGGTAAAATTGATGGTGTGCCGATCTACGGAATCATTGATAGATGGACCATGGAAGACGGCAAGATGGTCATATCGGATTATAAAACAGGTAAGAAACCTCGCCCTCAGTATGAGTGGGAAAAGAAAATGCAAATAATGATTTATTGTATTTTATTAGAACAAGAAAATGGATTAGAAACAAAGCACGCTGAGTTAATCTATTTGAAGTCACCTAGTGTAGCGGTGTATCATCCTACAGATAAGGTGATTTCATCAGTTAAGGCAACAATTAGAAAGACATGGGAAGAAGTTACTACAAGTTGCAGCACGGGTGTGTTTGAGACAAGGACGGGTCCATTGTGTAATTGGTGTAGTTTTAAAAGAATATGCCCGGCTTGGAGTTAAAATGATTAATGAAACAGAATTTGCTTTGATGGTATCAGAAGATATTAAAAATAAGTGTGATGAAACTACAAAAGAATTATTGCGAAGCAAAGACCACAGGGACCGCTGGAGAGACACTTTAGTGAGAATAATTGAAAACGTTGTTCAACGGTTACATAAGCTTGAGTCTGAGGCTGCGTTGTTGAGGGCACAGTATAAAGACTTTGATCATGATCCCGCTGGATCAATTGCAACCACCATTGAGAAGTCACAAAGATTTAAGTTTCACGCTGAGAAAAGATTAGCGGAAGCGGACAGGTTGATTTTTTTGAATGAAGAAACACCTGATTCTAAATTGTCCAGTTTTTTAAAAGACGCTATATTGATGCATAAGAAGTTAAAGTTACAGTATAAGCGGCCAGTAGATCCAGCGGACGTTGGGTTATGGGATGCTGCTGATGGGAAGTGGTCATTCTAATGAAACGGGGAAAACCCTTAAAGCGCACTCCTTTGAAAAGAGGTAGTAGTTCCCTAAAGAGAACCCCTCTTAAATCTAAGACCCCGCTAAAAGCAAAAACGCCTCTTAATTATAGGTCGGCCAAAACAAAAGAAGTTTATAAAAGCCGGAGAAAAATAGTTAGAGATATGCTGGAAGAATACTCAGAATGTCAGGCGTGTGTTATCATCACTGTCTATGACCGCCAGCAGGAAAAGACAAGAGATTGGAACTCTCGCCCAAGTAACAGATATGGTGTAATACGGTCAAGAAAGCCGGTAGACATTCACGAGCTTATAAACAGGTCGCAAGGAGGAAGCATATTAGACAGACATAACCTTATGGCTGTGTGCAGAGAATGCCATATGCGTATAACTGAAAATCCAAAAGAGGCTGAACTTTTGGGCCTTCATTTACCTAGTTGGTGTGATAAAGCGGAGCACTTTAAGGAAGCAGCAAGAGTGCGTAGTTGTTGGAGGCGTGGTTATAGTTCGGCTCCATTCTGGTTAGACCAATGAGCGCCCAAGAGCGTGCCATAGGTTTGGATTTAAGCCTGACTTCTACTGGATGGGCTACCTGCGATGATTATGGGACGATTCAATCCAAATTGAAAGGAATGCCTCGCTTAGATGAGATAAGTACAGAAGTAGCGAAGATAGTCTTAAAAGCATCTAAAAACCCTGTCGTAGCTATAGAGGGATACGCTTTTGCTAAGCGTAGCAGCCATGCACATGCTCAAGGAGAGTTGGGCGGAATAATAAGACTTAATTTATTTCGTAGGAACATACCTTTTGTAGAAATTCCTCCTACCAACAGGGCTAAGTTTGTAACTGGTCGGGGGAATGCAAACAAATCGGAGGTTGTTTCTCATGTTTCGGCAAAGACTGGCATAGTTTGGTCTGGTTCTGGTGCGGACGATGAATGTGATGCGTGGGTTTTACGTCAAATGTTACTTGCTTTTTTAGAAGGCGAAGATTATGAACATAATGACATATTTGATCTATCTGCTTTAGACAAGGTAGATTGGGACGCCCTAAAATAAAATTTGCTTTTTACGTAAAAAGAAGGTAAGATAAAGGTATGCAAGAGGATAATTTTAATAGACAGTATAACAGGAATGCCCCTATAAGCTCAACGCAAGTTGAGTCTGAAATTATCCGATTCACAGGAGAACTTGAAGCAGAAACCGAAGCGTTTGAGATTCTCGCCAAAGACCACGCTACGAAGGAAGCTGCATATAAGAAGCAGTGGTACAAAGAGTACTTGGCTGCTGAGGGCGCTGTAAAACAAAAAGAAAGCTGGGCAGGTTACAAGACTAGCGAACTTTATTACGAGGTTGTAGTGGCTGAGGCATTGGTAAAAGCAAAACGAGAAAGACTTCATTCTTTGAGAACTGCGTGTGATGCGTTACGAACACTCGCAGCAAACGTGAGAGCGCAGGTGCAATTTTAATGATGCATAAAATAGATGACGCAATTAAAGATTTGGCAATGGATGTGGATCTGTTGACCCCCTTAGAAAGAAACCCACGAACTGGCGATGTAGAAGCAATAAAGGCTTCATACAATCAGTTTGGTCAACTAAAACCAATTGTTGCCGTTAAAGAAACGGATGGTTCGCATACAGTTATTGCTGGTAATCACCAGTTAAGGGCCGCTAAAGAATTGGGATGGTCAGAAATAGCAGTGTCGGTTGTGGCTTTAGATAGCGATGAAGCTATAGCGTTTGCTTTAGCTGACAACAAGATTGCAGAACTTGGTTCTTCGGATAGCGAACTTTTGTTTGATCTAATTTCGGAAGTTTCAGGAAGCGACTTGTTAGACGATGAACTTTTTGATGTTTTAGGTTGGGACGATTTTGCTTTAGCATCAATGGAAAATGATGTGATCTACAAAGAAATTGACGACGCAGACAAAGACATGTCAAAGACTGGTTGGATAGCCCCAGAGATCGTAGTAACCAATCCTGTTTTAGATGCCCAAGCCGAAGAAGACGATGGGCCTATACCTGTTTCCTCTGGACCAACAATAAATCCTAAAGTTGATACGGAAACGATCGTGACACAAGGGAGCACCGCTACTAAAGTGGGCGGGGGTGAATCAGCGGCAATACAGTTTACTTTAGTTTTTGCGACTGCTGATGAACAAGCAAAATGGTATAGTTTTTTAAGATGGTTGAAGAATGATCCTGCTTTTGTTGGAGAGACAACCACTGAAAGGTTGTTAGACTTTATAGCCTCACATACGGAGGCGTGACATGACCCGAAGGCGAATGTTTCTAGACATAAACTGTGTTGATGCTGCTCGTCAACGCATCCGCCATGTTTACGACACCTTTGACACTGTCTGTGTTCAGTTTTCAGGCGGTAAGGACTCAACGGCATGCCTTTACCTTGCTAAAGAGGTACATGAAGAGCGTGGTTTGGGGCCTGTTAAAGTCATCTTTAGAGATGAAGAGTTTTTGTCTCCGTCGGTAGACCGTTTTGTTAAAGAAGTTGCAGAGTATGATTGGGTAGATTTTGAATGGTATTGTCTTCCACAAGCACAAGAGCTTTGGGTACTTGGGCGTAGGGAGTATATTTTACTGTGGTCAAAGATGAGAGAAAGGGAAGGTCGTTTATGTAGACCTTTTCCAGACAACTGTTGGCGTGCGGAGCACTTTGGTCTAGACCCAGCAGTACCAATTCCTCTTGGAATTGATGCGTACACGTTACAAGGTAAAGAAGGTAAAGTTGCCTTTGTGACGGGAATTAGAGCAAATGAATCAATGATGAGATACCGAACAGTAGTTCAGAAACTCCATGAGAATTACATTAACCATCCTTTCGGAATGCCAAAGTCAGTCCCACTAAAATTTGCTAAAGTGATTTATGATTGGACTGCAGATGATGCTTTAAAGTTTATTGTAGAAGAGCACAATGGGACATATTGTGACTACTATGATTATGCAGGCATGAGCGGCTCCAACCAAAGAGTAGGTATTCCGTTACACTCAGTTGCTTCAAGAAGAATAATGGATGTACTACGTACAGAACCAGAATTCTTTGACGAATTATATAGGTGTTATGAGCCTATAAATGCCCAAATGAAACTTTGGAGCGAGTTTGACATAGAAAAAATGATTGATGGTTACGAAGCCTTAGGTTGGGATGGCGTAAAAATGTGCATTGAAGAGAACATGGTAACGCCCGGATTTAAGAGAGAAGCCATGGCATTCGCTCACAAGTTTAAGCAAAAACATGCAAAAGATAGTTGGGGGTACCCAATAGACCATCTTTTGCGCACTATATTATTACACTCTTTTATAGGCGACACACCGTCGCCAGTTGGTCCAAAAACAAGAGCACACAGTAAGCGTGTTGCGGCATTGGCAAAGGCGGAAGAGTTAAGATTAGCAGATGCTGATTCACTTGATAAGCAAGACGATAGGAGATAATTATGGAAATGGTAAAGAGAGACAGTTTGCGTCCAGCCGATTGGACTAGTACATGTTATGTTGTTAAGCCAGACTTTAAACAGCTAACATCTTCTATTAAATCGTTTGGAATCCTTAGCCCTATTATTGCACAAAAAGATGGTACAATAATAGATGGGTACCATCGGTGGGTTATCGCTAATGAAAACCGCATTAAGAATGTGCCTGTTGTCTATGTTGACGTGGACAAGATAGAGGCAATTTTATTACATATTGACTTAAACCGTTATCGGGGTGTAGTTATTTCTAAGCTTTTATCCCGATTGATTCAGAGAATCTGTGCGTCGGGAAGATATTCCGATGAGAAGCTACGCACTAGAATGGGAATGACTTGGGATGAGTTTGACGTTTTGAAAGACGGTTCGCTAGTAAAAATGCGTAAAATAAAACAACACACTTATTCTCCTGCGTGGGTTCCAATTGAATCCCCGACAGGTGAAGACATACATATAGAAAGGCCAACAGGTCACAAAGAGCAGGTTTAAAATGGGAATGGACATAAACGCATATCAAGTTGGTGCTAAAGCAACAGTTCAGTACTCTCAGGAAAATGCTATCATTGTGTCTGCGCTTGGTTTAACTGGTGAAGCTGGCGAAGTCGCCGATATGATTAAAAAAATAATCAGAGACAGTGATAAAGAGCTTAACGAAGAAAGTCTTTCTAAGCTAGCCAGCGAATTAGGAGATGTTCTTTGGTACATTGCTTTGCTTGCATGGGAGTTGGGTTTTACCCTTGATGAGATAGCTAAATTAAACTTAAAGAAAATATTTGATCGTTATGGCTATGCTGCTTCAGAAAAGGGTCAAGAATGACACCCCCGTGGCACAAATTAGGATATGCAGTAACTTCTGAGATGTCTAAAGAAAGATTACTTAGGGAGGCGCACGCAGACTATGACGTAGTGCTTAGCCCTGTTCAAGTTGAAGATGTGACCAACGGTAAGTTTGTGACTGTTGAAGATAGGTATGTTACTGGACGTCTTGATCCTGACACTTTAGACCTAGTTAATTGGGAAGTTGTTAAAGGCCGCTATCAGGTTATTCCCAACGAAGTTATTCTTGATAAGGCTATGGCTATTGTTAGCGCTTCTGCTAATGAGGCTAAGCTAGACAGCATCGGAGTGTTAGACGGTGGTAGAAAGTTCTATGTTACAATCAGAACTACACAGTTAAATCTACACCCAAGGGACACAGACACACCAGATGTGGTGGACAACTACATTGTCGTGATGACGTCCCACGATGGAAGCATTCCAATTTGTTACTACAACTTAGATGTTCGGAGAAACTCATCGTGTGTGTATCGGATAGCCCCTGACTCTGCTTTAAGCGATTTCTCTTTACGTAAAAGGCACACACCACATGCTACGGATAGGCTAGAAGAAGCCGCACAGGTTTTAAACATGAGAAACCAATGGACAAAGGAGCTTACTACAGCGATAGAAGATCTTTCTGTACCTATAAAAGATTATCAGATGCACTACGCATTAGACAGTAAGTGGAGTCTTGATAAGGCCAATACCAAGAAGAAACGAGAATACGCTGAAAGTGTGCATGAGTTGATAAAAGACTTGTATAAATCTGATAGAAATGCTGGGACTTTTGGTGAAACAAAGTGGGCATTATATAATGCTATATGTGAGTTTTATGATTTCCACAGAAACATAGATGATCTAGAATCCATACAGCAATCTTTTGAGCTAGATAACTTTGTGCATAGAGAAAAAATTTCAGTTTTCAAAAATCTTTTAAGCAAGCCTGTTTTTTTAACCCCATAGGAGAACAAATGAAAGATCTTCGCAAAACGCCGTGTTATTTTTGCGGTGATCCGGTTAAAGTAGGTGAAGTAGGCACTTACCGAAAAGTGAGCGGGTGGGCGCAAGTGCGTCAACAAGGTGGAAGCAATTCGTTAGCGTTTATGTCTCCTCCAGAAGCTTGGGCGCATGCTTCTTGTATTGACCGAGAAAAACAAGTAAAAAGCGGTAGGTTCAAGCAAGAGGAGACATTGTTTTAGTGAGTTACTTAACTTGGTATTTGTTAAAAATGCTTATGACTTTGGCTGCTACCTCAACTGCACTTTTCTTTACTCCGGAAACAAGCAACTCTTTTCCAGAGCCAGTCCAAACAGGACTGTCTGAGCTTGAGGAAGTTTCGGGGGAGCTTTTAAACTCTATTTTGATAGTTGATCCAGAAACTCAGTTTATGTGGCACATTACCGATGGATCTGTAAGGCGACAGTATCGTGTGTCCACAGGGCACGGGTCGTTTAATGCTCAAGGTGATTTGATACGCTTGGGCAACACAGTCGGTTCTCACAGAACTCCCGTAGGTTACATGACCACTATTGGGTTGGAAGCCACTATATGTAATGCTGATGAGATAGGGGCACAGTGGACGACCACAAGCTGTTACGGTAGATATGCTACAGTGGACCAAACGTTACCTAAGGACCAAAGGTGGCAGATTACTAGACAGCTCACGACGGTTATATTGCGGATGTATTCCCAAGAAGAAAGAAACTCCAATTCGGTAGTTAGAGGAATATTAATTCATGGGACGAATCACTATGATTCAGTTTATGAGCAGTATCCTGACTCGTGGGGATGCGTTAGACTTCTACCAAAAGACATACTTGACTTGGCTGAGCATTTAGATACGGGCGTTAATCAGATATACATATTAGATAGGGAATGGCATGGATGACAAAGAAGATATTACTATTACGTTTGCATTTGACGTAGCAGTTGCGGCTCTTGCATCAATAGAGGCGGCTAAAGATCGTGTTGCCCCTGATAGGGTTGAGTATAAGCAAAGACTGTATGACGCTCAAAGAATACTTATGGAGGCTATGGGCGTTAATTAAACGATTATTTCCACTCGTTTGCGTAGCCCCATGCCTAGCCCTGCACACAAGTTAAAAGCGTGCACAGAAGCGTCAACTTGGTCGTCATGTACGTTTGCTTCTGGGAATGCTGACATTTCATCAATAAAGTCTGTGTTCCAGTTACCTCGCAATAGCCTCACGTTACCGTTAGCAACTGCAGCGGCCATTGGTTTAGCTCTGGTTTCTTTATCACCTGTTGCTCTTTGCCCAGTAAAAGCGTACCCCGGCAACACATATCGTGCATATTGATCTATAAGATTTTTTCCTGCAGATCCGGGTTCTTGTTCCATCTGAATAGTTATGTCCGGTCCGTCCTCTTCGGCTGTCGCTTTTATAAACTTTTCTACTTTATCGCCTTTTGCCCTTATACGCCGAACATCCATTATATAGAAGATGCCATCGTGCATAGCACCTAAGCACCCAACTGTCCAGTCAGGGTCAGGGTATGATGGCGACGGCTCGCTTCCAGCAAGATCCCAAAACCTTATTATTTGTGTGTCTGAATCAAAATCAGGTACTTCTGCTGGCTCAACAATCTCAAACATAGTTCTATCAAACATAGACCCCAATGTAGTGGCCCACCAATCACCAAACTCTAGCCGTTTTCGCTCTACTGGATCTAGCTCTTGAAGAACTGCCCTGTATGACTCTGGGTCAATTCCGGGGTTGTCAGTAAGCTTTGATGGCACAAATATCCGCCCCTTGTCATTACCCTCCACGAGAAACCTTTGACGAACCCAGTTTGGTGCAGGGTTTGTTGCGGCTCTCATTCTTAATGGGACTTGAGCTAGAGGTCCAGTTGATGGGCGACGTAAACGAGAGAATAGGTATCTATAATCAGCTTCTCTAATTTCGGTGACTTCGTCCATTCCTATGAACTGGAATTCAGAACCTTTGTACCTTAGGTAATCTTGACTGTTATTCAGATACCCAAATGTTATTCTAGCCCCACTTGGGAAAGTTGCTGTATATTGGTTAGCGTTCCAATGAATGTCGTCATAATTAGATATCCATTCCCTAAACCTATCCATTAGAGCTCCGGGAAGTGATAAGTCGGCGTATGTTCTACGGAAAAGAATAGCAGAATAGTTAGGGACGTCCACATATTGTAAGGCTGCCATCAAAAGAGCAGAGCTTTTACCTCCACCTGCGGCTCCGCCAAACAAAACCTCTTGTGCTGTTGTTTTCAAAAAGACTTTTTGGGTTAGTGAGGGTGCTTCTACCCAATATTCTGAGGATTTTGGTTGAAGCCACTCATTTATTGCTTCCCAGTCTTCTTCTTGTACTAGCGCCATTTTCTAGTTGTCTCCTTGACAAAATACTGATAAACTAATTATATGAAAACGTTAAAGAGTTATTTAAATCGCTCTGTAGCCGCTCATTCCTTAATTTGTGTGGGTATAATAACAATAGGTCTTGGTATTAGTATAGTTCATTTAGGGTTAGGTATTGCAAGCAGTGGTGCAGCGTGCGCCATTTACGGTTACATTTTAGGGGCTGAATAATGGCATGGAATAAGCCAGAAAACAAATCAATCCAAAGTATAGACACTTCCGCAAAAGCGGCCCCAATTTCAGTTGGTGCCCCAATTTCGTACAGTCCAAGTTTACAGCCTAAAACAGGGTACCATGATGGCTGGGATATTACAAAAGCGTATCAAGAC